AATGTTGTCCCAGTTTAACATACTTTTCCACACGTTTTCCACAGTTTCCGTAAAACCTGTGGATAATTAAAATGTCTTAATAAATATACCTCCGAGAATTATATCTGCGGAGTTTACGTTACCTAAGACCGTAGCACAGCGAGTTTTTTTTGTCAACATACCAGCGACCACTACACAAACCCACACAGACCACTTGACAATCATGCCAATCAATCCTACAATCATTGAGTAGTTAACCAAAGACACTTTTGATCTGCTGACTAATGGGAAGGACCTACAAACGCAACGACCTCCACAACTCACGACGCCCCAAATCTATCAGAGAAAAGAGACAGTATGGCAAGACGAATCGCACAGTAAGTGATGAGTTTTCCACAGATGAATCCACAGGTAAGTATCAACGCCCATCGCCCGACAATGCCACCAATCGCCCAGAGGATTACAACTCATGAATGAAATCGACAAGGACTGGATTGATGACATCCTAGATGATGATTCACCCGAGTATGATGACTTAACTGAAGACACCCTATCTGACACCTACACAGACTAATGAAAAGCATCACACTCGACACCAATCCTCCAGTTGATGTAAAACTCTGGGAGAAGAGTAAGCGTTACTTTTGGCGGTATGATTACGAGGGTTGTCCAAAGAATGGACCATTCAAGAGTCAGCAGCAAGCAGTTAACGACGCACGCACATTCTCAGCACAACTATGACCAACTCCACATCCCTATCTAATAAACTAGAAATGCTTCTAGAGTTATACGATGAGGGACAACTACCACCAGCAGAGCAAATACAACTGGCACAGGAGTTGATAGACTTAGATCTAGATGATGACCTGAGACAGTATCAACAATTCTGTGACTATTGCATTGCTGAGGGTATGTGCTATGATGTAGAGGTAGGAGACACTTAGGACAGTGTTTTTGTGCATGGTTTGTGTTACCGCGAAGCGGGTATATAAAAAAGGTATACTTCCCTAACCTACAAAAGTATCACAGCGACCTCACAATATTATTCAAATGAAACTTCGGGTCCCCCCTACACAAAAAAATTCCCAGTATAATTTTACTCTCTCAACCCCTTTGAGAGCACAGTTGAATTATATCTGGGAATCTCTCTCAGAGACCGCTAGGATCGCTTACAAGGCGCTTCTCGCCAAACTTACAAACAAGACTACCAAAACATGAGTATTTCCCGCAAGGAGAAGATGATTGCTTTAAGAGAGCAATACAAAGACTTGATAGGTTTGCCCTGGACAGGACGACGTATCTACGGATGTTATGAGATCATTCGTAAGTATTACAAGTATATCCATGATGACGATCTACCAGACTTCAATGCACGGGGAATCATCACCTTTACTGATGAAGCAATTGCAGAGGGTGGTGCAGAGAAACTATGGGAGAGTGAATGGGGAGAGGAGACAGACTTCTCTACACTCCTTCCAGAAGATGTTATTCTCTTCAGACTGTATACCAATCCATTAGGAGGATCATACTCAGCACCACGGGGCAGAGCACCGAATCATGGAGGGATTTACCTAGGTGATGGTTATATGCTTCACCATCCATATGATGCTGTCAGTATGATTGTAGACCTTGAGAAAGAGGGCAACCGTATATGGAATACGAGTTGTATCGGTGCAATCCGTAAGAAGTCTACATAGCATTGTAGAAACTAATACCTACATGTCAAAGCGTTATGTCCTAGAAGTCGAGGTAGATGAGCATGGAGAATGCTTTGTCACACTACCCGATGATTTGCTAGAAGAAGCACAGTGGGACGTGGGAGATACTATCGAGTATTCCGAGGATATTGACGGATCTATTATAATGAAGAAAGTAGTGACCTAAAAAATCCGCGAAAAACCGCGTCCTAATTTATGAATGAAACTCCTAAGTTTAACACCCTAGAAGAATATACCAACTGGGGTTTTGAGCAATTATCACAAGCGTTAGTCCAACTGTCTAATCGCGTAACTGCCCTAGAGCAAGCATTACAATCAACTCCGCCGCCTGGTGCGGATATGATCAAATACAAGATACCAGGACATGAAGAGCATTCTAATTTGCCTCAGTTATTTGACGATCTATATACCCGTCTAAATAATTTGGAAGACAAATGATTTGTAATGCCTGCATATCTCCTAGAGTCTGCTCGAAGTTTTCCTAACCCTATTGCAGGGGAAGAATATAATACAACCTGGAAAAGACCATCCAGCGGTGACTATGAAAGTCATGCAGATGGTAATGGACTTGGCACGGGCACAGACTACTTTATTACCTTTGAGGGTAGTGGACCTGGATCCTATCCTCTGGGGAAAGATGCTGTACACTATATCGGTGACCAAGAGGAGGTTTGTGTAGCATACTGCGGATATACCCGTAAACCTGTATACAGATGGTATCGTGGTGCGAAGCGCGATCACAAGTATACAAAGAATCCTGAGATGATCGAAGCAGATGCAGGATGTGAGAATGAATCGTGGAAGAAGATATCGAGTGGATATAATCATGAGCCAAGGAAAGGCACTCCATACTTCTTCTGTTTAGATCGTGAGCAAGAAGGTGCTGTGCCACTCGTAGTGTGGTATTCATATTGGCCTGACAATACAGTCCTAGTTGCTGGTAATGGTAACCCTTCTGGTTACAGCACTGGGTGTGGTAAAGGAAAGTATTACAAATGTTATACCTTAGGGTATATCTTTACAAATGAATCTGATGCACAGGAGTATGGACCTGATGCTGTGCCTCTGTATCATTACCGTTATGGTAGTCAGAATGCAAGTAGTGGAAAAGATATTGATGACTTCTATACGATCAACCCTGCAGAGGAGATCAATCTAGACGATAATCCTATCCCATGTAAGAAACCACTGGATAGGGAATACGACTATCAGGGTATCATTGGGTATGTGTATCCTGCAGATGCTCCTAACAGTCCACAAGAGCGTGTTATAGAGCTGGGTAAGTTAGGACCTACTGGTCAGTGTGTGAATAAGCGTGACTGGTATGCATTCCCTGGGGAAGATCAACCCTTTAACTGGAGAGTTTATAACAGAGGTGGGTATCCTGGTGGTTATGGTAATGGTCCTAGTGGTGCTACCCCTGGTGTGCTGGGATTTGGTAACCCTGATAACGCAGAGAAGACAAGTGAGAATGCAAACTTTGAGTGGATGTATGGACTCAATGGTGCAATCAAGGGAGCAGTGCCTCGTTTCCTAGGATTTGAGGATTCATATGACTCACAATTCTATTACTATCTCTACGATACGTCGTATCCTTGGAATGGACCGATCTTTGGTATTCAGTATGCACTGAATGATATCCCCTGCTGCCCTAATACCACTTGTAATGACGACAATAGTGGTAGACCTAGACCATGTTGCGTCCCTAATGATCATTATTACTCACACTTCTACAAGATTCGTGAGGATTCTTGGGAGACTACTAAGACTAGATGCGTGTTAACTGATGCATCTACCGATGCAGTCAACGAATCCTTTGAAACTATTGACACAGATAGCACTAAAGTCCTGTTTAGATACCTAACAAGGAGTGGTGACTTCAATAGAGGTGAGCAAATCAACGGTTGGAATATAGTTTCCGTCCTTTATTACGGCGATCAGCTCAAATGTGGCGTCATGGAATTGGAAGGAGACGGAAATGACTTCTCTTATCTGCAACAATTCACGTCTACAGACGATGGTCAGTGCGAAATCCTTGCTGGATACGGCATTAAAGACAAATGTGCGTTTGCTGGTGTGTATGAATTCCCCAAAAGAGTGGCATTCTACAAGGTTGAGCTCTCTCCGAAGGCACTTGTCCCCAATCGTACACTCGATGAGGCGAAGTTTGAGGCAGTTATTAACGATAAAGGCGGTATTGATGAGATTATTGTCATTAATAGCGGACGTGGTTACTCCAAAAACGCAAAGATTACGGCAATTACACCCAAAGTCCTCAAGAATTTCTCTGCTACGGACACTACAGAGCACTTAGAAGACCTAATCCTCAAGGATCCTGACTGGAATAAGGCAATTGGATTCACTGAATCCTCATTCTCAGGGGATGATCCCATCAAAGAGGTGCAAGTTGCTGCTGGATCCGCTCAAGGAGCACTTGATTTCCCCATTGATCATGACAATATCGCAGTAAAGCTCAAATCTGCTAAGCTGAAGATCGCTGCATTCGATGAAATTGGCGGTATCAAGAGAGTTAGAGTGGTTAAACCTGGATCAGGATACGATCCTGAGGAGCCACCTGATGTATTTGTAACCGATCCTGAGTATATTGAGTATGAAAGTCCCGACATCGGAGACATTGCTGCGCTAGGACAGGGTATTTCTGATCAGTTTGCTAATGTTGAGGGTGGTTTACCCACTGGTAAACAGCAAGATCCTACGGATTGGATCAATACTAACACTGGAGAAGAGTTTAGAGGGGCACCTACTGAGTTTCAGTCCCTAGGTACTACGGGTCTTGGGTCTGCAACCTCCCCTAATCAGGTAGCAAACACGGGTTTCACTATTATGAGCACCCCTGTTGCCTCTGCAGCACCTGATTCTTACATCAGAATGGCGGAGCTTGACACTGAGAATGAAACAAAACTGTGTTTTGACCTCCCACCTAACTGTTTGGAGGTGAATGGTCGCGGTAATGTGCTTGATGCCATCCCTAAAAAGGACTTCTGGGAGATCATGAGTGGTCTCGATGACCGCATTCGTGGGTTTGAGTCGCAAGTTATGCCCGATATCTACAAAACAGTCGGTGAATTGGATGAATACCAAGAGTCAACGTCTCATGTTTACGGTCCTTTCCAGAAAAACCGCTGTTTGACCATGGGACAACCCAAGGTTTACAACATCAGACGCTGGTTTGACATGCCATGTGCGTACATTAGCACTACTGAGAAGGGATCTGCCGTTGTTGACATGATTGAGAAGGGTAGAAACCTCACTGATGAGCGTGCTTTCGGTTATTTGCCTTACAAATACTGCGCTTCTAAGGTCAAAGAGGCAGAATTTAACGTGTCAATCATGATTGAGGGCAGAACTACAGGATCTATGGGTGATGACTTCATGCAATACCTCGAAGATTTCAAAAAACCCAAGGTAACACCGCGCAGAAAGGTGTCTGGTGGTTATAAAACGTGGAATTGTAGCAATGGAGCGGTCGATGGGCGCTGCTATCGCGATCCTAATGACCAAAATGACATTATTTTCGTCCCAGTGGGTCTAGATGAGAATACTTTTGACTATAACCGTAGTGGTTTCACGGAATATGAGCAATTCCAGCTCTGGTTGGGTGATAATCTGACTGGTGGTGGTCTTACATCGGCATCTTTTGGATTGACTTGGGTTGATGATGAGACAACTACAACTACAGTAACCAATCCAGACGGATCAACCTCATCATCTTCATCTACTACGAGTTATGGTGGCAGCACAACGCCTCAACCATACACTGCATTTACTGTAGACTGTAGTCCAGACCCTGGCAGCACGAATGTGCCTAACCATGATTGCTGGGACAAGTATGTACGTGCCTCAGGATCGCCCTCAGACGCCCCTCTAGACGTTTACTGTGGTTATGATACCAATGGTGACCCGATCGCTGGGAAACGCTTCTGGGAGATCAACGGACCCGCTAACGGCACTACACCAGATGGACATACAACTGCCACTGGACCACTGAATCCTTTCTGCTCAACCTGCGTTTCAGGAGCTGGGTATACTGGTGGTTTGTTTTACACTCTGCTTGGATTGGGTGGTGGACCACCTGCGTGTGGTCTAGATAATGTGAATGACGCATCTATTGCTATTGACCCATCTAGAATGTATACCAACGAAGATGGAGACACAGTATTGAAGATGGGATCTTACAGCGGCACAATGCGTGTAAGGAATTGGTTGACTGGTGGCGTCCAAGCACTCAGTAATGCTATCAATAACTTTGGTAACCCATACTTCTCCGAGTGCGATGTGGCAAGACCTGACACTGCAGGTAAGGATATTAACCAGGAGTTTTAATGGCATTCGGATTTCTAAAACCAGTTGCATCACTGAATGGTTTGCCATGCTCAGGTCATGGTCTCTGTCTGCCTTCTACCATCCACTCAGTGCAGGCGTGTGGCACCCCTCCTGTGCCCTACAGCATCGTCATTAAGAATTTTACATGCTGGTGGCCACCCACACCTCTAATTCCCCTTTCAGCAGTCAATCCAATACGAGCAACAGTGCTGGTGCAGTTTATCCCCATCATGATCGGTGGTGATACATTCACTCCCCACATTGCTTTGTGTACAAATATTGTGATTTACATCTGCCCTTGTGGTAAGGGTGTGTGTCCTATTCCTACACCTATCCCATGCAGCACACTGACTATTGAAGACTCTGGTGGAGTGGGACACCCGAGAGTCCTCTTCCCCACTACGTTGACAGTGTTTGCATTTAAGATACCTGTCGGCAGGATCCTAGATCCACTAGGTGTTGGATTCCCTGGATTCTCATATCCATGCTCTTCAGTGGTTGCCTTTGGTCACCCAACTGTGCTATCATCCTAAGGTAGTTTGAAAGGGACTAATGCCCGCTAAAGCAAAGACTGGACTGGTTAAAGATGGATGGGTGCCTGGTAAACCCAAGATGACTCGACAAGGGGCATCGGGCAATACTAAATACTCAGCATCATCTCGTAACAAGAAAGGTAAGCGTTACCGTGGTCAAGGTCGATGAGAGCTGAGACCCGAGAGTCTATGGAGATGCTTTGGTCTGCTAAATGGAATCTTCCTAAAGCAGCAAATCACTGTGGACTCTCGTATAAAGAAATGAAGATTACCTTTAACGAGTATTGTAACTTCCACCCGCCCTCATATAATCATGAAGAGGAAACTCAATTTCATTTCCCAAGACAAGGAGATGGCACTAATTCAGGAAATGATCTATCGGATCCAAATGGAGGATCCAGACATTCACCCTGATAACACTTGTTTCCTATGTGTCTCACCAGACTACTCTAGTATCGTAACTCAACATTTGAGTCATGCACTAAGCAAGGATGGTGAGATTTATCATATTGAAGCAGTGAATGTCCCCTTTCCAGATGAATCGGTTGAAAACTATGCTAAGCGATTTACCATAGACTTTCTGTCGTGGACTCTAGACTGGGACAACTTTGTATTGATCGAAGCAGGTGTCATCAGAGGTGGCAACTACACTTGGATCACAGACATCATGGAAGAGTATCAAGTGGTTGGTGATCGCAAACCATACTACACTGTTGCTCTTTGTGAAAATAAAGGAAGCAGATTCAAGTCTGACTTCGTTTCCCATTATTATGACAATTCCCAAGAAGATTTACACTTCTGGTGGGAGCGTCCTAACAACCATTGGGAATGTCCATAAATAAAATTACCATGTGGAGGAATCATCGTGGCTAACAGTCCAGTGCCTGACCAGAGTGAAGACTTTATCAAATCGGGTATGCGGCTAATAACCGACCCACGAAGTGATAAATATCTTCATAAGGTGAAGAAGAATATTCAACCACCTGAGAGACCAAAGAAAAAAGAGGGTTAAATGCCTGCTTACAGATTCAGATCAGACCAGTACGTCAGTAGAGGATTCAAGGACTTAGCAATTTCCTTCAATTCAAATCCTTCTACTGACGATTTTGGTGCTGTCAAGAATGAGAGAGCAATCAATCAATCTGTAAGAAATTTGCTATTGACTATATTAGGTGAAAGACCTTTTCAGCCGAACATTGGAAGTCGGGTGAAAGGTCTTCTTTTTGAGCCATGGGATCCATTCTCGAAGGATGCGATTAAGACTGAAATCCGTGATTGCCTTCAACGTCTTGAACCGAGAATCACTGTCCAAGATGTCCGCATCAGAGACAACGATGATCTCAACGAAATTCAAGTTGAGCTTGAGTATTTGATCACTGGTGAAAACATATCCCAAGAAGTAACATTCCTCTTAGAGAAGACCTGAAATGTCTGCAATCCCATCACAACTAACGTCGTTAGACTTCTTTGAGATTAAAGAGTCTATCAAATCTTACCTCAGAACGCGTAACGAGTTTACTGATTACGACTTTGAAGGTAGTGCTGCGTCATATCTGATTGATATCCTAGCGTATAACACATACTATACAGCATTCAACGCTAACATGGCGCTGAATGAAGCATTTCTTGAGACTGCTACGGTAAGAGACAATGTTATCCGCATCGCAAAGCAGTTAAATTACACTCCTAGGTCAATTAAGGCACCTAGAGCGTGTGTAACTATCCGCGTGCAAACACAAGTTTCACTGAATGGCACCACATTCCCAGAATTCTGCACACTTGCTGCAGGGGATGTGTTTGTTGCCCGTAACTTTAACGATACTTACACCTTCTGTGTAACTAGAGAGTTGCAAACTACTGTAGATCCCTCAACTGGTATCGCAGTATTTGACCCTGTGTTGGTTTATCAGGGCAACTTGCTTAAGTATAACTACACAGTTGACTATACTAAGAGACAAGACTATATTATCCCCGCTGAAAACGTAGACACCGCCTTGGTTTACGTTGATATCTCACCTAACGCACAGTCGCAAGAGATTGACACCTACAACCTCGCTGCAAACGTAACTACGCTCAACAGCACCTCTCGTGTTTACTACCTTGAGGAGTCAGATGACCTTAGATACCGTCTGATCTTCGGTGATGGTGTGCTTGGACGTAAATTGATCGATGGTGAATTCATCAGACTGTCATATGTGACCACTTTCGGTCAAGAAGCAAACGGTTGTAAGGACTTTGCCTTCATTGGCACTATTAGAGACAGTGATCAACGCGCAATTGCACCTGCAAACATCAATGTTGTCACTAGAGAGTCTGCAGCAGACGGTGAAGAGCGTGAAAGTGCGCTATCTATCAAGTTTAGAGCACCTAGATCATTCTCTACTCAAAACAGAGCAGTGACTGAAGCGGATTATGAGCATATTGTCTCAGAAATCTATCCTCAGGCAGCGGCAGTGACCGCATATGGTGGTGAGAAACTTACTCCACCCATTTACGGTAAAGTTTATGTTGCTATCCGTCCAAAAACGGGTAACAAACTGAATGAGACGACAAAAGCAAAGATCAAAAACGATCTGAAGCGTTATACGGTTGCATCTATCGATCCTGTGATCATTGATCCTACCATTTTCTACGTTATTCCAAAATCTTACGTTTATTACGACGGTAATAACACTAATAAGAGTGGTGCTCAACTCGGAAGTGATGTTCTTCGCAATATTGACCAGTATAACAGGAATGGTCAGAATAATCGCTTCGGTGGTCGTGTTGATCTGTCCAAGTATAACGCAATGGTCGATAATAGCGACCCTTCGATCTCTGGTAGTGTCACACAGATGACAGTTGGTCAAAATCTTGACGAATTCGAGTTTGGTAACGTATTTACTCAATGTCTGGACTTCGGTAACCCACTTTACAACCCTGGCGACTATTCAGGAAGTCCTGAAGGTGGAGATGGCACTTCTTGCTCTACAGATGCAGATTGTCCAGAGGGTCAAGTCTGTATTAACGGTAGATGTGAGCAGGATCCCAATGCTGGTGGCGGAGATTCAGGATCTTGTGCTCCTTCCTTCTCTGTGGTCAAATCTGGCACCTTCTATGCAACAGGTTACTCAGAAGATCTCGTTAATTTGACTATGCAGGGTGCTGGCACTAATTCAACCAGTCCTGTTGCGTCTTCCCAGTCAATTACTGGCGAAAATCAAGTTTTGGTGCCTGTTAACATCAGAGATGATGGAAAAGGTAACCTTCTCCTTGTCACCAAAAGAGACGAGGTTGAAGTTGTGTTAAATAATGCTGTTGGTAGCGTAGATTACAGTAAAGGTCAAGTTTGCGTCGGTCCCCTTGCAATTCAAGGCACACCAGACGACTCAACTCGCCTTCCAATCCAAGTGCTCCCATATGGAGGATCTATCCTGATTCCACCTGGCGTTGACCCCACGATCTTTAATCCAACGGTCAATCCAATCGACTGGAAAACCAGTAATATCTCAATTCCTCCTTTCGATCCTAACAACTTTAGCGGTTACAACTTCGGTGACCCAAGCGGGATAAATATCATTGATTATCCCACGGATACTTTCACATATCCAGTAGATACCTCCTGTTTCTGAAATAGATGCCACACAAGAATATTGCCATCTCGGATAGAGTTGAAAATCAACTCCCAGAATTTATTAGGGAGGAGGATCGACAGTTTGTTGACTTTCTCTTCCAATATTACAAGTCTCAAGAGAAAACAGGTCGTCCTTACGATATCCTGAATAATCTTCTGGGTTATTTGGATCTTGACGGTTATACGTCGGATGAATTGTCTAAAGATACACTCTTGTTGAGTGATATCGGTCTGTACGATAAAACTATCAGAATTGAGTCAATTGACGGTTTCAAGGAGACCGATGGCTCGATCATGATCGACAATGAGGTCATTTATTACGAGTCTGTTACTCGTGGACCTGATGCGATCATTACCCCAGGTGTTTCTCCTGCTCAGTTTGATAAAAAGAAACAACAACTCGAAAATCCTTTCCAGTTGTTTGATGGGGTCCGAAATAAATTCCCCCTAAACTTTTTAGGCACTCCTGTAAACCCTCCTTCAGCAGATCACCTAATCGTTATCACATATAACGAAATGTTGGTGCCTGGAGTTGATTACTTCCTCGAAGGCGACGAAATTCGCTTTGCTGTTCCTCCTCGCGAAAGATCTGGTGCTGACGACTCTGCATTCACTGAAATTATCTATTTGGTTGGGTATGCCGATCAAGCGATCGTCACAACTGATGCCATACCCTTTGAAGATTACCAAGGTAAGAAAGAATATCCTCTCAGAGTAAATACACAACCATATACGCCAACTTCGGCAATTGGTCTGATTGTCAAGAAGAATAATCGCCAATTAGAGGCATATACCGATTATACGGTATTTGAAGATCAAGTTGTCTTCAGATTCCCTCTGGGTGCTGCTGATGACATTCATATTCGCTCTGTTGAGTATATTGCACCTCTATTTGGATCTGGAGCGTCTGCAGTCGTCTCTGTTGATGCTACTGGTCAAGTTGATCGCTTAATTCCTAAAACTGGTGGTAGTGGATATAGACTGGACTTTGAGCCTAAGGTTGTAGTCCAGCACTCTGAAGGTAGAGGTGCAACTGCCAAAACTTTGGTTAGTGGTATCAAAGATATCAACCTAATTGATGGTGGACAGGGTTACACATCATATAACCCCCCAATCGCTCTTGTAGGCGCTCCTACAGGTGGCACACTGGCAAAAGTCGCTCTGACTGTAAATGACGAAACTGGTCAGGTTGATAGTCTAACTATCATGAATTCTGGTAGTGGATATGACTTTATCCCTGCTATTTCGTTTGTTAATCCTGGTGGTTGCCAAATCGGTCAACCTACGATTGATAGTGAAGGTCGTGTAAACATTGACAGTATTGCTGTCGAAGAATTTGGACTGAACTATAGTAATCCTCCTATTGTATATCTGGACCCAGCACCTGAGGGTGGTATCAATGCTCAGGCAATTTCCAGAATCAACCAAGACGGTCAAGTCTACGAGATCGTTATTACAAATAGAGGTAGAGGGTATGTAACCCCACCTAGAGCAAGAATTATTCAACCTATCGGTGCTCAGGTTCTTGACGTTACTGTTGCATCTGGTAACGTTACCAATATTCAAATGCTAACAGGTGGCAACGGTTATACCGATGCTCCTTCTGTGTATATTGTTGACGACAGAAAGGATCCTTACGGTGAGCCAATTGGTGGCACGGGTGCAACTGCACAAGCTACTATCTTTAACGGTGAAATCACTGATATCAACATTACCAACTTCGGTACTGGATATTCTGAAACAGAGCCTCCTAAGATCTACATCGCTGAGCCTAAAGCAGCAAGAGCATCTGTTGCTGTTGGTTTCAACGAGCTGACTGGTTATGAGATCATTGAAAGAGGTAGTGGATATTCACCTTCTGCATTCCTTGAGTGTAGTCGTGGTGTATCTGGTGCTGTTGGATACGATAACCTTCATAATGAGATCTATGCTGGTGAAGCAGCACTGCGTCAGTCTACTCACCCTGCTGCATCCACAGTTGTTAACTTAGACTCTCTGTTTATTAGAGAAGTCTTTGATAAGTTTAGAAGACAATATCTTCCTACGATTGAGATTGATTATTCTTCAATCAATCCAGTCCAAGTTATTAAAAACATCAGTGACTTCTACATCAGTAAAGGCACTGAGCTCTCCACACAGTATCTGTTTAAGATCATGTTTGGCGAGCAGGTGGATATCTATTATCCTAGAGATGAGATCATCTCTCCATCTGCTGCTACATGGGTTGTTGATACCGTGTTGCGTGCTGAGTTAATCTCAGGTGACCCTGCTAATCTGATTGACTCTCAACTTATTCAATATACTGATGAAGTTGACCTTGCTGTTAAATCAGCAAATGCCCTGATTGAAAACGTCATTACCATCATCGAAGGTAAGGACACAATCTATGAATTGGCAATCTCTGAAGAAACACTAACTGGTAGTTTTGTTATCCCATATAAGACGACTCTAGTTGAGCCGTTGGATACAACTGGTCAGATTATTACCGTTGACTCCACGATTGGATGGCCAGAGAGAAACGGCACCATTCGTATCAACGATCAAGAGATCGTACAGTATAAAGAGAAATCACTTAACCAGTTTATCGAATGCACCAGATCTCAGAATGGTGTTGTAGAAGATTGGGATCCTGGCACTATTGTCTTCTCTGACATCTTTGTATATGTCAATAAGGACACCCCAACTGAGTGTAAACTCAGAGTGCTTGGTATTGCAGAGGCAGGCACAACGATCCTGAATGATACTGGATCTTACTACCTGCAAGGTGACAAACTGAAGGTTGCTAAACTCGGATCTTCTTCTGAAGACGAGAGATTGTCTTCCTGGTTGTATAACGTTAAAAAACTGATTCAAGTTACTAGCGTTACCCCTGGTGGTGTTAACAACCAGACTGCTACTGTTGTCTGTGGCAACCCACACGGTCTTCTGGTGTCCGATCAGGTGACGATCTATGGTGCTAACCCTGTTGTATTCAACGGCACCTTTACCGTTACTTCTCGTATTGATGAATTCCAATTCACATACCAGATCAATACTCCCACGGAGATCATTCCTGAAGGTAACATTCTTCTCTCTGTGGACCTTAACAGAGGTAAGTCCGATGTCAATTCCATCGATAGTGTTGTTAGCGAGTTTACAACAAATATCCAAAACTCCTTCTTTAATGATCAGTACGTTTATGTTGCTTCCTCTGGTCTACCCAATTATAAGGTTGGTCCTTTCACAGGGTCGGCACTGATCCCTGGTAACCAGCGTAAACTGATTCGTCTGCCCCGTAACGTCCAGACCATCTCTGAGCGTCAAGATATTCAAGCAAACACCTCGATTGGTGCATGGGTGAATGGTGTGTCTATCTGGGCATACAAGTCTGGCGACTTTGTTAGATTTGGTCCTCTGACTGGCATTACAGTTGCCAATACTGGTCAAGACTATGATGCAGGATCTAAACCTGCCCTAGAAATTACTGGTGGTGGCGGTACAGGTGCTACTGGCGAAGTTGTTGTTAATGGTAGTCTGACTTCACTTGACGTTACTAATGAAGGTAGTGGATATACAGAATCTCCTCTAGTCTCCATCGTTGGTGGTGGCGGTATTGGAGCAACTGCACAAGCTATCGTAACTGGTGGTCGTGTTACCAGAATTCTGGTTGAGCAACCAGGATCGGGATATACTTCACAACCTAGTATTTCAGTTACTGGTGGTGGCGGCACAGGTGCTACAGCAAATGCAAACGTCCGTGGTCCTATTCAAAGTGTTGCTATTACCAACGTTGGTAGTGGTTATACAGACCTGCCTGCTATCAGAGTTAACTCTGGTGAAGGTGCTTTGGCACAACCCATTGTTATCAATGGTCGTATCGTTTCTATCGCTATCATTAACTCTGGTAGTGGTTATACCACTGCTCCTACCATTGTCATCAATGGTGATGGTTTCGGTGCTATTGCAAGAGCAGTTATCGGCACTGTTGGTGAAGATAAAGGTAGAGTCCTTAGCGTTGACATCAGTAACAGAGGTATTGGATATACCCAAGGTCTTACCACTGTTAGACTTGAGTCTGTTGGCGACTTTGCTGAATTTACTCCACAAGTATTTGAGTGGAATAAAAACCTTCAGTATGATCTCAATGCAAAGTATGATGGAGCAAGAGGATACGTCTTTACTGGTCTGAATAACCAGTTTGGTGGTGAGTATGCTCACGTTAGTGATCCTAAAGAGCTTCGTTATGTGGTGGGCGATAACGTCTTCCTCAATCCCGTTACACAACAATTCCAAGAGGTAGCATCCAATTTTGAGCACTCTCCTATTCTGGGTTGGGCTTACGATGGTAACCCAATCTACGGTCCCTATGGTTACATTGACCCAACTGACCAAAACAGCGGAATCAGAAGACTTCGCACTTCGTATAAACTAAAAGATAACGTTGTCTATGACCTAGCAACTAATCCAAATCCTGCTCGTATTGACGGACCTCAGTTGTCTGAATATCCTGCTGGATCGTTTGTTGCTGACTATACCTACGACTTCCAGTCTGGTGACCTTGACAACTATAACGGTCGTTTCTGTAAGACACCACAATTCCCTGATGGCACTTATGCATACTTCATCACTATTGATGCATCAGAAGCAGGTATTGCAGAATTCCCATATATCCTTGGACCTCAGTTTAACTCACTTCCTGATAACTGGAACTTCACCCAAGGTGCAACCCAGGAAAATATCCCAACTGACGTTGTAAGATATAGAGATCCTTATGTTAATGTTGACATCGATGTTGATCGTCAACCTAACCAAGAAGCAGATGTCCTGACGACTGAGATCGAAGGATATCCTCTTATCTTTGAGGTGCAGGACAGTAATAACGACGGAATCATTGATGCCAACGAGCAGCAAGAAATCCTTGAGATGTCTGAAGAGGCAACTCTACAAATCTATGATTACTTCCCTCAGGTTTCTGAAGAGTCTAGAGTTGACATCGAAGTTGAGACAACTACTCAGTTTGAAGATGCTCAGATCGACGGTTTC